GATGAGGGGGAAGGCGGTTTTGGTGGCGGGCCGCAAAACAACAAAAAACGCAAGCCCGTCGAGCAGTTGGTTGGGACACTGAAAACGGGGTTAAAGGCAAACCTGTCCAGCCCTTCGTTTTACGGGAAGCTGCTAAAAAGAGCGCTTCCTAAGGAATACCAAACTCTGCTGGAAGCGGCCGACACAACGGCTGACAACCTCAAAGAACTATACAATATTGCCGCCGATGAAGCTAAGCCTATTAAGGATGAGCTCAAACGCGGCGCACGTATCGCCCTTCCGGGCGCTGAGAAGGTTCTTCCCAAGAAGCTGACCGAAAAGCTCAAGAAACTGGTTGAGAAGGAGAGCAGTAGCTGGTCAGGAAGTTACGACGCGGAAGGTAACGAGATATCCGCCGGACTCTCGGGGATCTTCGTTGCTTATCAAGAAGCTCAGCAAAAGAAGGCTGAAGAAACGCGGTCGGAAGAACGCGTCCAGAACATCGCTCAAAACAAATTGCAGCAAGGGCAGTTATCATTACTGCTCGGGATTTCTAACTCCATTAATCGCATGGTCAGTTACCAAGACCAAGTGACTATGGCGTATCAAAAGAAAACCCTGGAGCTGCAATACAAACACTATTTTGCCACTCGGAAGCTGGTCGATCTCAATCAGCAGCAGCTCGGGCTTCACAAGAGTTCCTACGAGTTGATCATTAAGAACACGGCATTGCCTGAAGCGGTTAAGATCCAGAATAGTGAACTCATGGGTCAGATCATGAAGGAGCGCTTTCTGTCTAGGGTGTCCGAACCCTTCAGTCAATTCACTGCCAACCTTCTCCCAAAAGTCATGAAGACGGCTTCCGGCCAGATCAAAGGATTTGCTGCCTCGCTCGGAACCAGCTTGAGTCAGATGATCGGTGGGCTGGAGATGGCGGCCAATATGAACAACGATCCCGACGTGCGGCAGGAAAATACCAACGAGGGTATTGGTGAGCTGCTTCGGTTTGCACTCAGAGGTCAGACCAAAAAACTGCAAGAGTTTCTGAAGGCGAATCCCAAGATTGCTAAAATGGGCATTAAGGGAACCCGGATGATCCGTAATGCGCCTGATACCGTAGTAGGTGCACTGCGTGACCCTAAACGACTGGAGGGTACGGGTAAGGAAGTTGAGAAGAAAATGGTTGAGATGCGTAAGCAGCTCTACGGTCTCTTTGGACGCCAACCGCCCGGTCAAGAAATTGACCCTGTCACAGGTGAACCCACGGGATTAGGTAGTGGAAAAACTGGCGATGCCATCGACAAAATGATCGAAAAGATCTTTAAGTCAGTAGCATCCGACTTAGGAGTTCCAGTCCGTGATTCCAAAGTGCGTAAGGGGAATAGCGACCAGATGGATAAGGCGGCCTACTGGACGTTCCAAGCGGATCGCACTTTGGTCGAAGTCATTCCAGGGTGGTTAGGAAAGATTCATCAAGAGCTGGCTATTACCCGCACCGGGAAAGCCGATACTCCGGAGATGGTCTACAATCACCGAACTGGAAAGTTCGTGACGGTATCGGACGCGGGTAAAGCCGCGGTGGGTAATGTCTTTACCAAGAAGGATAAAGAAAAGATCGATAAGAACATGGAATCCGTTCTGGAGCAGATCGATCCCGACAAGAAACTCAAAGCTCCCGCTCGTAAGGCCCTGGCGCGTTATTTACTCGATCGGGCGAATAACTTCCAGGACATGGATCTTGGCACCCTGGCCGCAGGCGCAGAGCGAGGGTATCCAGAAGTTCTCAAGCGGTACCGTAAAGAGATCTCCAAGTTCTTACAGAAGCGTTTTGAATACACTCCGGAAGGTAAAGAAGGAGAAAGTTCAGCACAGGCGCAAACCGATCTAATGCATACGGAAGGGCGTTTTGAACGACTCCGTGAAGAGCTTCCGGACTTCCGGCAAAGGATGGCAGGTGAAGCTTTCCAGAGCAATATTCGGATACTGGAAGAGCAAGGCTTGGTCGTCTATGATGCGGAAACCGGTACCTACAATGTCAACTGGAACAAAGCCTACGACGAGATCGATGGAGGGCTTCCGAAGCCCGGACGGCGTCGCACGAATCCGGTTCCGGCTAATCCCCCTCCCGCGTCTCGCGCCTTAGGCGGTCCGGTTCGTCGCAGTTACGCCAAAGGAAGTAATGGACCTATCCGGGGACCCGGAACCAGCACCAGCGACTCCATACCCGTGAACGTCTCGGATGGGGAAACCGTGGTTAATACCCCAGGGTCTCGGATACCCGGTGCTGCAGCCTTGCTCCGGTTCCTCAACACCATGGGAAATAAAGTCCGTGGAGTAGACTCCCCCGGGGTGGGGTACGGCGGTAATTCATCGACCTCTCCCGATCAAGCCCAGCAACTGCAAGACGCTATCGATAGACTGACGGAACAAAACGCCGAGATGTCTCAAACCATGGCGTCATTGCTGGAGGTCGTCCAGCAGATCCCCAACGTTCCTCTGCAAACTGTCAATGTCGGTGAAGGTCTCGATCCGGAAGATATCATTGGTGGACTATCATTGAGCGAACGGATTTCCATCAAGGGGGTTCGCGGGATCCGGAAAGCCGGGTCAGGGCTTCTCAAGGGTGGTAAGAAACTCATGAAGTGGGGGTCTGGCCGCGTCCGTAAAGGGGTCACAGGTGCCTTTGGACTGATCGGTTCGGCTAGCACTGCTGCACAAACACTGGGTAAGAAAGCTCTCAGTATGGCAGGGTTCGGACTCAAGAAACTGCAAGACGTTTGGATTGTGGGTGAAGAGCAACCTGTGCTCGCAGCGAAAGATATCCGCAAGGGTCGCTACGTTGATATGCTGACCAAGAAAGTCATCGAAATTCCGACAGACATTACGGGTCCCGTCATGGATCTGGAAACGGAAGAGCTTGTGATTACGCAGGCAGATTTCGATAAAGGCATTTACGGAAAACGGTCTAAGAAACTCCTTAAACGTGTGCTGGGTGCTATTGGTGGGCTGGCTAGTCTGGCTCGGAAACCTTTTCAAGCGCTCTCCAAAGTGCTGACAAAGGGTAAGAAGCTGATTGGGAACGTCCTGCGCTATGGGGAAATCCCCCACGACATCTACGTCGCGGGAGAAGAAGAGCCACGGATCATTGCCAGAGTGATGCGGCAAGGTGGATATCGGCTGAAGTCTACGGGTAAAGTCGTCACCAAGATCAGTCAACTGACCGGCGCTATTATCGATGAGGATAACAACACTGTCCTCACGGTTGAAGACATGAAGAAGGGTTTGGTGGACTCTAAAGGACGTCCTATCAAGGGTCTCATGTCGCGAATTGCCTCCGGTGTCGCCAAGGTTGCTGCTATCCCCATTCAATTCGGCAAAGCCGCGTTGAAAGCGGCTGGGACGGGCGCGGATATGCTCAAGAAGATGTTGGGTGGCGGACTGGGTATGCTGAAGGGACTTTTCAGCGGAGCCGGCGTCAGTCTGTTTGGATCTACCAAACCTATCGTCTCCAAACTGGATGCTATCTACAACGTACTGAACGATCGTCTACCCGCCAGTAAGAAAAAATCCAAATCCAACGACTCGGACGGAGATGGATTGCGCGACGGGAGCTGGCAGGAACAGGAGCAAGCCCGAGAAAAGGCCAAGAAAGAAGGTCGCTTTGGTAAACTCTTGGATGCCCTTAAGAGCGGGAAAGACAAAGTCAAGGAGAAAGGTGCTTCGATCTTCGATAGCCTGAAGAACATGCTGCCTTTGTTAATTGGTGGTGTGACAACTCTGTTTACGAAAATCAGTGGGACGGTGAAACTCATTACCAGCTTCTTGGGTAAAGGGTCTATCAAAGCCTTGATGAAGACTGCCAGCGTTGTGAAGACAGGAGCTAAGCTACTAAACTCCGGTGTAGGGAAAGCACTAACTTGGGGAGCACGAGCGCTGCCATTCCTGGCTTCCGCGGGGAGTGCAATCGCAACAGGCGCTGTCGCTGTACTCACATCACCCGTAACGCTGACGGTTGCTGCCGCTGCTGCTGTTGCCTATGGTGGCTATAAGCTGTACAAGTACTACAACCAACCCAACACTCCCATCGCTAAGTTCCGAATGGCTCAGTATGGCTTCAATAGCGACGATGAAAAGCGAGTCCCGAAAATCATCGAGTTGGAACAGGCGTTGCTGAAAGTGGTGCAAGTATCCGCCAGCGGTCCCGCCACCCTCGGCAAGGGCGTTACGATGCAGACCCTGCTCCAGATCTTCGGGGTTAATGAAAAGGAACCCAAACAGGTTGAGAAATGGATTAGCTGGTTTACGGGACGCTTCAAACCGGTCTTCTTGTCTCATGTCACCGTTTACTACAACATGACCAAGAAGAAAGATATTACTCAAGCGGATAAAACTCTGAGTACCGCACAGAAGTTGGAATATCTCCCTAAGATCAACTTCCCCTATAGCGGAAGCTCTCCGTATCTTTACATGATGTCCCCCTTTGGCGATGAAGACAAAGTCCCGCTGGACGATGATGATGACGTCAGCGATGCTTATGATTCCGCCATCAGTCTAATCAAGCGCAATGCCAAAGCTAATGACGAAGCCTTGGCTAGTCAGAAGGGAGGTAAGGGCGCCACGGGTAAGGTGGAGAAGGATACCGGTGGGGTTTGGGACAGTACTAAGAAAGCTTTTGGTACGGCGTATGATGCTACCAAGAACGCGTTAGGTACCGCCGCTAGCGGTTTTGCCGCGGGTGGGCGTATGCTAATGAAGGGATACAATGCTGCCGTGGATGTTACATCTACTGCGATTGGCGATGCGGCCGCCGCTAATAAGGCGGCTGGGGGTGGCGTAGGCGGCGCTGCGTCAGCAGCACTGGCTTTTGGTAAATCCGTCAGTGGTCAAGTAGCCTCAGCGGTTGCTAAGGTGGATTCCAACGCGCTCTATCAAAACGTACTGAAGTACGCCAAGATGGCTGGCGTAACAACTCCTGCTGGATTGGCCATGTATTTGGGACAAATGCACACGGAATCCGGTGGCTTCAAAGTAGTGAGTGAAAACCTGAACTACAAAGTTGACACACTAATGAAACTCTTCTCCCGCGCCAAGACAGCGGGTCGACCTGCGGTGGAACAAGTCGTCAAGGGAGGCCCTCCCGCGATTGCTGAGTTCCTCTACGGTGGCCGCATGGGGAATGATCAACCCGGTGATGGGTGGAAGTATCGCGGACGCGGACCTCTTCAACTCACGGGTAAGAGCAACTATTCCATGGCCAGTAAAGCACTGGGAATAGATCTGGTCAGTAACCCCGATCTGGTGACAGATCCCGACATCGGGGCTAAAACAGCCGCTTGGTATTTCAGCACACGGGTTAATGCTAACGCACTGAATAGCGGTGATCTGACTAAGGTCACCAAAGCTATCAATGGGGGGACCATTGGGTTAGACCATCGTGGGGAGGCCTACAAAGCGTTTCTAGCGAAGGTTAATGCAGGCACGCTGGATAGTATTAGCAACGCCCCCGCTAAGGCAGGAACCGCTGCTAAGGCAGATGAAAAGGCGCCTCCGCCGCCTGGCGGTGCTGCAGCCGTCAAAACGTTAGCGCAGTCGGCTAAAGCACCAGGAACCCCTACGACGACCCCTACGGCAACTCCGGCGTCATCAGCGACCCCTGTGGCTACCACGGTTGGGTCTGCTGCGGCTAAGTCACCCACCTCACTACCTGCTCCAACTACGTCCCCTGGCACAGCGCAAGTTGCTCAAGCTAAACAAAGCGAACAGCAACGCGGAACCGCCAGTAGCGGCGCAGTTAACATGGACGCAGTTGCCAACATCATGCGGGATCAACTCAACGTCCAAAAGAGTATGGATGCTAAACTTGGAAACATTGACGCAACACTTCTGCGGATTGAGAAGTCAGGACCTGGTGGTAAGGCTGCCGGAGGGACCCCTCCAGCACCCGCCGCACCTTCTGGTAAACCTCCGGTGTCAATGTTGAAAGTGTAACGGCATAAGCACTCTCCCTCCTAGGGAAACCTAGGAGGGAGTTATGCTGTTGGGTTTAGGACAAAAAAGAAGGGTGTTAACTCACCCTTCTTTTTTGTCCTCAATTGAGGACAATGTGCACACCGTGGGACAGAACCCACACGGTGAGGACACTGGCCGCCGCACAGGCGACCATGAAAAGAGCGGCGCGGAAGCGCCCTTGATCCGGCTTAATTAATTGATCCATCAGCCATACAAGAACCGGCCCGCACATAATAGCAAGGCCCATAACAACTGGAAATGAATTTGGCACGATAAGTCCTCCTACGGACTGTGGGGTATAAGGGGTGCAAGTATCTCGTTCGCGTGATTGGCTCTCAGTCGTTAGCTGAGTAACTGGTCACAGACCCTCTGTCGTTAGCAGATGAGTCCTAGCGATTGATAACACTTTGTCCTTATTGTAGTATGTATCTGAAAAAAAGTGGATTCAGGCAAAAAGAAAAGGGAGCCCGAAGGCTCCCGTGATTAGTCGAGACCAAGATGCTTCTTGATCTCGGTAAACCGCTTGCGCATCCATCGTGGGGCAGTCCCTTTAAGGACCTGTTCCATGACAATCGGCAGGGGAAAGTAGTGGACGTTTGGTGCGGCTCCTGTCCGCACTAAAGCGTAATAGGAGTGCATGAAACGTGTGGGTGGGGTTTCAGATTCAATAGCTTGTTTAATCTCCTCAAGACACACGTCATGAGGATCCCCATAATGCAGTGTAGCAGTACTCAGGTCGTCCTCGTACTGAGGAGCACCCGCTGCAAACAGGGGTCCGCTGCCGGAGTGGGTGACGGTGAAGGCGGTTTCACCTTCGGTATACGTAGTTGTGAAAGTTGTCATAGCGATGTCCTCCTACGGACTTGGTTTAGGCGTCGGATGATTCCGACTCTCTACTTAAGTGATATGTATCTGAAAGAAATTGGACTTTACGGCGTCATTTATGAATCCAGAACAAGACATTCGGAGAGAAGACCATGTCTGCTGATCCCGTAAAAGACGCTATTGGATTAAAACCCGATAGCGAGTGGGTACTGAGTACCTTCATGTTATCCACCGCTCACCTCCCGGCTAAGGTTCAGGAATGGCGGCTGCATACTCGTGCCAAACAAAAGTTCACCGACACTCGTCTGGGGGGTAACTTTGCGATTAACCCACTCCCCAGTTATACCGAGAGTTGCGATATCAAGTCCAAAGGCTTGGATGGACGTGTCAGTAATTCAGGTCGTACCTATCTGGGTATGGGTGACTTCTATTCTGAGCAGATTGATGACAACCAGCAATTGATCATGATGTCGTTCGGCGTCCCTGAATACAACGGCATGATCAGTTTCTTTACAGGCTTCTTCAACAACGACGCAGCGCTCCTAGCCAATGAAGGTCGTGGATCTGTAAGTTACTATATTGGCCGTGCCGCTGGGTTCGTAATCTCCATGTCCGTGGTGATGGCTTTTCCCGTGTTATTGGGGTTCTGGGTAGCAAGACTGTTGCTATTCCGACCCAGTAGTAGCTACTACCGTTTCAAGGAAACCATGCCGCTCTTCTGGAACCGTTGCAACTTCATTGCTAACCAGATCGGTGTCAATATGGGGATCGTTCCCCGTATCTACAATTCAAAGACTGGGGACAGTATCGAAGACACCAAACTGGACCAGAACGAGAAGTACATTGACTACGCTCACCGTAATGGCGATCCTGACATCTATCGCAAAGGCGGCGGGATCGATATCTACGCCGTTGCCACCCGCGCACAGCGTATGTCCAATGTTCGATATTCGGAACTGATTGCTCTGGAAGGTAAGGACAATGATCCGACTTCGATGGCGCAGGCTATGAAAACGTGGATGTATAAGCGAATCATGGACCCCTGGCCGGAGCAACGCATTGAAGACTATCTGGACGCGTATCACAGGAGTGCTTTGGGGGATAAAACCAACCTGCGCGATAACCCCATCGCTGCCAAAATCAACACGGATGTTTCAGAACTTCAGGCAGCAGAAACCCCCCCGGGGTCGGAAGCCCCCGCGGCTGAACAAACCCCCAATTACGGAGCCACTCCCTTACGCGATCGCTATATCCCTAACACCACCGGTGACGGGGAAGAGAAATCGCAAGAAGGCTATGGGCGTAAACCCGGTATGTTGGACTATTACAAAGCTCAGCAGCAAGATGGTTCACGATGGATTGGATACCGGGTCAATTACGAACCCAACATCGAAGAGAGCTTCTCCAATAGCACAGACACTCCGCAGATTGCGAATACCTTCAACGGTGCGTCAGGCGGCGCACGGGAGCTTAACTTCACACTGAGTGGAGGTCAAACCGGTCTAGGGATTGTAGACAGCGCGGTGACGGCTGTGAAGGACATGTTCAAGGGAGCTGTGGATTCTGTTGGAATGTCCGGACTCATGGCACTGGCAGGGGGTGGATTTGTAGACATCCCTAAACACTGGTCCAGTTCCTCGTCCAGTTTCCCGTCAGCCAGCTTTACGATCGAGTTACGGAGTTGGGCAGGTAATAAGCAAGCTCGTTTCCAAAACATCATGATCCCATTGGCGACGCTTTTAGCGGCAGCCCTTCCAATATCCACAGGTCGACATTCCTACACTTCCCCGTTCCTGTGTCAACTGTTCTCACGCGGCCGCCAGCAAATCAAGCTCGGCATGATTACCTCCCTTCGTATCACACGAGGTACCGGAGAAATGGGATGGTCTCGTAATAACGAAGTACTGGGCATTGACGTGACCTTCGAAGTTTCCGATATGTCCTCCATCATGCATGTCCCCATCGATAACGGCAGCCCCGGTCTTAAAGCTGCTGCTCAGGTTGTGGGCGGTGTTGGTGGAGCGATAGCGGGCGGTGCTGTGGCGGGTCCCTATGGTGCCGTGTTAGCAGGCGCCGCTGGAGCACAAGGGGCAGGGTTTGTAGCCGAGGGGGTCTCTAAAGTTATCGATGGAATCTTTACGGATGAAAACCCTTTCATGGATTACATGGCAGTTTTGGGAAATCTATCTACGGCTGACCAGATCTATCGCTCACGGAAACTCTTCTTGAATCTCACGCGGGCATACCAAGCCTTCGATACTCACTTCACGAAAGCTCACTTCGCCTCGTCGTTAGATGAGGGAGGTCCCTCACGCATCGTGGGTCATGCTTTTGGTATCTTTACTCGCAACAACAACTCGTTGGTGGTTAACTAAACGCATAGACGTCCGGGGAGCAATCCCCGGACCTATGTCGTTGATGTTCAGCCAATGGCCGCGTGGGGATAAAACCCCTTTAGTAACTCCAGCACTGGACGCTTGGGAAACAATGGGGCGTAATGAATCAATACAGCGTGAATCGGATTCAGCGTCAGCACACGTTTCCCATCGCTGGACACTTGCTGATATACTTCCAAATCAGGAAACCAATCCCCATTCCTCAACCCTTGATTCCAGTGCGTACTGATGCGAACTACCAAGTTGATCAATGCGTTGTACTCAACCATGGTGGGTTTAGAAACCCCGGTAGGTAGGCGGTAATTAGCCAACAAGAGTGCTATAATGTTCGGAACCTCGTGGAGAATAGCGCCAGCCGTCACCCCACCGTCCATGACCTTCGTCAGCCCAGCTACATCGCCGTGTTCAGCCAATTGTCTGGCCATGGACAAAAGAAACCGTTTCTTTTCCTCGGCCCCATCAATCTTAGCCACAATGGAGTCATAGAGTTCGGGTAGTCTCAGCTCGGACAACTTAGCCATAGCTGTTCCCAGCATTGCAAACTCATCCCCCAAATGAGTGATGTTGGCGACTTCACTATTCCCAGTGACCGTTTTCAGAAGCTCTAACGCCCCCGCTGCGGTTGTTGGATTCCCTTTGGATTTGATTTCTCCGGCAACCCCGTAGAGCACTTTGAACTTAGGGTTTTCATCCAACAGCGCTTTAGCGGGATCAACCGCACCCGGTAACCCAAGACCTCCCTTGATGATATCGGCATGCTTATCACTGAAGCCTACGGACTTTAGCAAATCCGTAACGATGGGGTCCTTCAGGGTTGATAGTGACTGAAGCTTTGCTAAAGCCCCCGAGGTGGCGTCGTTGATTTTCTTGAGGGCTTCATCCTTGGTTAGTTCACCGGACTGTAGCTTCTTAGCCAATGACAGTACATTGGCTTCATCCAACGTGGTGCTTACACCACCCTGTACTTGAGCAATGGCGTCTTTGACGGTGCTGGTAATGGATTCAACAATGGTATTGGTGGGTTTAGCTTCGGTGGCCTTGTAGACATCCACCACAGCAACATCGTCCTTAGGACCCGTGGTAAAGGTCGTGGGTATGGTTTTTCCCATGGTGGTGCTCCTATAGCGGCACAAAAAAAGAGAGGGGTTATCCCCCTCTCTCCCTCATTAATCGCGTTCCTCGGTTTCTTCTGAGGTCGCAATAACAGATTCTCCATATTCCTTCAGGTGGGCCATGTCGACGCGGAGACTGTGTACGGTCTCCAGGTTATTTCTCCACCCGAGGTGTACTTCGAAGCGCACGTGTTTCGGTGTCATGATACGCAGGAACTTGAGGAACTTCTTCCACGTCATATCCGGTGCAGCAAGGTCTTTCATGATATTCCCTCGCTCACTGGAGCGCGCTTTGTTATCCGCGGGCACTCCGTTCACCGGATTATTGATATACTGCTGAATGCGGTCATTCATCAGCGACTCGGTAACCCCCAGATCGCGACAGATGACACTAAACAGTTTCCCCAGTACGCCCGTTGCATCACGAAACCCTTTATCGGGCTTCTCCAGCTTCTCTCCCAAACTGTTTGCTTTACTCATTCGCGTGCTGTTGCGTTCAGCAACCCTCTCAGTAAGTAGAGAAGGTCCTGATGGACAATCGCAAGCTTACGCTGGTAGTACCGCCCATATCTCCCTCCCCCGTAGACGATTAAGGCGTTATTCAACTGTTGTAATCTATCCTGAAGAACCAATAAGAATTCCACAGGATCGACACGCCCCCCCATGTTGGACACCAGATAGGTATCCAGGTTCACCCGATGGACGTTAGCCAACTCGGCCAACATAGTATTTGGTACGTACTTCTGCGACTCCCCATCGCTCACCACCCCCTCTCTCACGAGATCAATGAATGCATCCAACCACGCAATCAATTTCACCGCTGACGCCGACCGAAGATCCATTTCAATCTCTCTCAGGCGTCGATCACCCGCGTACATCCGTAACAGATGCGGACTAACACAGAGCGAGAACCCATGTAGCCATGCAATCGCATCGGCGCCCTCTTGGTAATCCGGGAGCTTAGTGAGTCGACGGTTTTGCCAAAAGGTGTACCAGACCCCAACCCAGTGTCTCACCCACCTTGAGATCATATCACTCTCCTCAACCGGAATCCCATTAGGTAGTGTGTATGTATATGTCCATGGATATTATGACCCCTTCCCACCCGCGAGGTGAACTATGTCGATATCCACAGACGCCCCGCTGAGCGACGAATCCATACTGGACTTTACTCAACGGCTGCGTAAAAGAGTTGTCAGTAAGCTAACCAACGATGGTGAAAGCTTACCTAATGACCCCAAAGAAGTCATCACGCTGAATACGGTTCTGGACTCCATGGATCGTACCGCGCTGGGATCTATTCGATCCAAACGCGAGGCGCAGATTGACGATATGTCCAAACAAGCCGCCGCGTTGGTTCATGAGGTTCTGAAGAAAGCAGGTAATGTCGATCTCTTCGCGGTCGCTGTTACCACGCCGCGCGCAGTACCTGAAATCCCCGATGACATGGCGGAACCAACCATTGTCCCCGGCGAGCTGGATGTCGGACTACAAACCATGACGGCGGATAGCTTCATGGCAGATTTCGAAGCCAAGAAAGCTGCCCGCAGTGACCAACCTCCCGAAGACTAAACTAAGCTCCCAGGGGATCCCCTGGGGCTTATGCCGTGGATTCCGTCATGCTAGTCACAATGGACTTTAGTCGCTCGGGGTCACTGAGACATCCTGTTCGGAAGTCTAATAGACAAAAAGCCGACGGCGGGGTGAAGACGATCCCAATCAACTCCGCAAAGTTCCACTTCGTTGCGATAAACGGATCCAGAGAATCCCCGTTCGGCATCTGACGTTTAGTGGGGTCATCTACTCCGTCTTCCGTGATAAGTAATCCCGGTGTGATGAAACTCGAAGCCGGTACGCACACGGGCTTCTTATCCTTCGGGTAGACTCGAAAGGTTTCACGTAGCCACGTGTCCAGTGAGTAGGAAATCATCCCCACCCATTTTTCTTTTGCGATGCGTGACGTGGTCATTTCGTGCGGTGCTAAATGTACTGAGGTAATAGGAGTGTGTAGCCCGGCACGTGTTAATACGGCTACCTGAAAGGCGTAGGTTTCATCCGCCGTCAGTTGGTAAGGCCATGTGTTAATGATTATCTCCGCCCCATCAACCTCGGCATCTCCGGTGATTTCAGCCCGCTCCATCTCCTGAATCAGCATACTCAAGAAAGGGACCATCTCGGTAATAGTGCTTCGCTTGAGCGTGTTTACATCCCGATTCTCATACGCGATTTGATAAGCCGCGTTGTTGATTCCAGGATGCAACCGAGCAAACTCATCACTGCGTCGAGTCTGATAGCGGTGGAAGAGTTCAGGATCCGTTACAATCTCTTTGGCAATGTCGGGATACAGACCCGCGATCGTACCTAAGCGGGTATCCAGCAGTGCGTCGAGCTCCACAACCAAGCGCTGTAACATGGGTTATTCCTCAGTACTGACACCAGTATAGGGAGCCACTGTGCTGATGTGGAGCCATTCTGTGGTCTCAATCCCAGCTAAATAAATCGCCACCGCCAGCGTCATCCAGGGATTAGCGGAAAAGACAGATCGCCACTGTGCCGGAGTGAGGTGGCGATCTTCAAGGCCTGTCTCCACATGGAATCGTTCATCGCCTTTGCTGATACTGCCCGGGTACATCGCAGACAGAGACTCCACGAAATCCTCATGCAGCAGTTTAATCAGCTCGGACAACTTGCAGTCATGATCGACCCGACCCAGTCGATGGAAGAACTGCGTAGATGCCGACAGATACATCGCCATGAAATCATCATTCTCGGCAATGGTGTCCCATACCTCTTCGATGTCGGACTTGGAAAAGAACGCAGGGTAGAGAAACGATTTTCCCAACGCATCCCACATGTCCACCCACTTCCCTGCTTGTTCCGCTACGGAAAGTGCTTCTTCTCGATTGGCCACCATCATTCGACCACGGCTTTCAGCCATGACAACCGATACAGAGGCTAGAACCAACCCCTTTAGTGCTTCAGCAAACATGATTTACTTCTCCGAGAAATTGCTTTCCAGATGCATCGCTCGCAATAAAGTGTCCAAGGTTTCCGTAGCTTTCACTGTGGTCCCCAGTTTATCCACCTCAGACATTTTGGCGTTACCGGTCGTGTTAATGAGTCGATCAATCTCCCGCATCCCCTTCAGGTCACCACCGCGGTACTTGATAAACTCTTTGATGACATCCTCGTGCCCCGTGGAGTACAGCACCATGAGTTCCGGCATGGAGATAGAGCTGGCCTTACTGATAGGACCGGCAACCTGATCGGTCATTTCATCGACGTGTTTATTATCTTCCGGAACACTGATCTTGTTAATCAGTGTTTGGATTTGACGCCGCACGGGAATATGGAGACAGAGATACTTCTGGTTGGAGCGAGTGATCTGTCCCGTTTCAGGCTGCTCTGTCCAAATGTAGTGAAAAAAGGAAACCCCCATTTCCTTCGCGACGTCGAAGTTGTTCTCCGTCGTGATGGGGTGTTTGGTGAGGTTGTCCAAGATAAACGCTACGAAATCACGCCCTTCTTCCAGTGCGGTAATGTACTGGTCAAAGGTCTCGTCAGTCATTTCCTTAAAGAATGTCCGGTAGATATCACCGGTGCGATTGGAGGGGTCGATTTTATCGACCCATTGAAGACAGACAGCCTCAGCCGCCTTGCGATTACCTGCCATGAGTTATCCCCAGACGCGGTGCGACGTGGTTACTTCAGCCAATAGGGTTTATATAGCCCTTTGCGCATCATCAGTAGGTCCCACGTAGACAAGAAAGGAATCGGATGTTTGTCATTGTCAAACGTCCACCATCCCCGCGTATCCAGCAATTGATCCCAATTGTAACCTTTTTGCTTGAGATCGCTATAGAGTTCCGCGGGGTCACACAACATAGACCGGTCGATGTGGGTCCAGTAGTGAGACATCTGGAGAATCTCGGCTTGGATTTCAGCCGCTCGGCGCAGACGGTAATCGGAATCGAACTTGCCTCGAATCGTAGTGCGCTGTAATGACGTTTCCGGGCACAGTGCTAAGGTGTAATTGCGGTCGGTACCCACAATCCCAAAACGCTCATGCTCATCCAGATAGACAAAGCATGACAGCGGACGATGTACCCCGTGAGTTTGACTCAGTACGATTTCATGAGTCATCCCAGTCAGTCCGTATTTACCGCGAACGCATTGGAACATGATGGTCATGAGATCCGTCAGACCCTCCACGTCCATATCCGGACCCTTGGGGTATTTAGGTTTTCCCGTCTTATCGTTCTTGAGTACTGTTGCCGCATGCGCTACCCAGCAGTTGTTGGTCAACAGCGTAAACTTCTCCGGAACGTTTTTGAACTTGATCTTGGACTTCAGGAACGCTAGCTTCTTCTGAGGAGGCGATCGGGGATCCAATGCATGTTCATCCCCCATATGTGCGGTTAACATGAAGTAAAGTCCTTGACGCGCAGCCAAGGTGGGCATTTCCAACATCATTTGAGTTTTGGACCCCGCGTCCCGCAACGCTTCGGTGTTGCGATCACTGGCACCAATCCCGTTCTCGTCCTGGATCTTTAGCACGTTGGCCGAGCTAAACATCGAAAAGGAATCAACGAAGATAGCACGCGGATGCAGGGTTTTAACAAAGCTCCCGTCGCGGTCGAGAAATGGTGTCGTACCCAACATGGCTTTGGTGGGTTTCAGACGATCTTCGGTTCCTTTACGAATGAGGTCATAAAACTCCGTCCCGTTGTACTCTGCTTTGTCCGTCAGTACGAACCGTCCACACGTGTCAATATCAACATCTTTGAGGAGGTTTTCACAACCCGCGGACAGCATGCGCTGACGGCGAACACTGGCAGATATCTCGGTGTCGTATTTGATTTCATCGCTCTCGTAACGATCCAGAACCGTGATGAGCATATTGTCCGCAATGGTGGACTTAAAGACATTACCCCGCCCACCAATCCCGGTAATGTAGGTCAGGCCAGCGTTCAGCAGAGATTCTCCGTATTTACCCAGCTCATATCCACCGGTTGGGATATCAAAAGGAAACCCCAGATTGAACATGGGGCGCAACAAGGGAGAAGGACGTATGGTGGAGAGAAAGGACATGGATGGATCCCCAATAGAGTTATTGTTACTACACACAAAAATGGTGGATTACGTTTATTTTTATGATCACACCCTATCCCCCTATTCGAGGTTAACATGCGTACCCCTCTTCCGTTGAACGACTCGTCCCTCGATGCGGACTATCTCGTGGTTTCCCAAGAAGCTGACTTCTTAGGAATTGGTAAAGCTACTGCTGGTTTTGCCAAGACCTTGAGCGGTTTTGTGTTCGATGTCAAGTCTCGTGTCGGCATGCTATTCAGTGGTCTCCTTCACCGTCAAGCCAGTAAGTTCCATCCGGATGGCTCGCTGGGTCGGGACATCATGAAGGCCAACTATGTTCAGTTGTCATCGATGGAGCTACCCGCGCCAACGGGTTTCAAAGGCCCGTGGACCGATTATCTGGCGGCAGTAGCCGATGGCGTTGCGCTGATGGAAAGTTTCCGTAAAGACGTCTTGACGCCGACGAAGTTCTACTTCTCGCAACTGCTGGGGGCTCCCGAAATGCTGTCCTCACTGGCTCCTCAACAGGCGGAAAGTGAAATCAAAGACCGTACCTCCGATCGCAATGCCGTCATGGCACGTATCGCGCTGACGTTTGAACCCAACAGTAACTCAGAAGCAACGACCTTCGGGCGCGGCTTCCCGCGGTTATCGGACTGGACTCACTGCGCTGGGTTGGTGGAGACGTTGAACTACCGTCTGGGGACGTGTGCTCCTGAGAGCATGCTCAAGGACGTCGAAGAAACCGTCAAGATCATGGAATTGCTGGCATTGCGAGTGAAGCAAGACTCCGAACGCTACGCTGTCTCTGGTCCGCGAGCCAAAGCACTCTCGCAGCACTCCTTGAATCTGGGTAATGAGGCTCAGTTTTACACCTCGCTTTACTACCAACTGCAAACGATCACGGAATCATTCGTGAAGTCGACGGACGCCTTGAAAAAGGTAGTGTAAGAACTAACAGCATAGGCTCCGGGGATAGTCCCCGGAGCAGTATGCCGTCAGACATGCCTCAACGAATTACAGGCGAACAAACGGATCACGTCTTTCCCCATATTTTCGTAGGTGTCATATCGCAGCCACGCAGGCGTCAGGTCGACCAGCATCTTGCTGACTCGCTGAGCCTCGGTATAGGGTAAACACTGATCGCTGGAGTACTGTCCTATCTGAGAGACTACCTCCTCGGGCAATCGATCTCGACCCCAAACGACATTATGAAAGTGCGCGGGATAACTGAGTGCGTCTTCAGAGTCCGCTAGCCGCATGCTCTCATTGAGTTTTTTCAGGGTCTCGTCGTCAAACACCCCGTCTTGAACCAATTGCGCATGCAGCGATACCAGCATGAGAATACGCTTTCCCTTCTTGGGTAAGATGAAGCCCAGTACCAGGAAGCAGAAGTTTCTCAGGATCCGCCAGAATCCTGCTTGGATGTGTGACATACACCCACCTTTTGAGTCAGTCGTATCAAGAATAGAACCGTAGTCAAAACGACGGTTCCGCCGTTTACAGGAGCGCTTTGTGCTTGCCCTCCCATAGATTAAGCTGCAAACCACAGATTACTGTAAGAGGCTTCTCGAATGTAAAACTCATCCTTGGTCTCTACGACCACGCGGTAACGGAACCCCGGAACATCAAAGGTTTCCGGATTCGTGATCAGATAGACCCTAGGTGATAACTCATCAATCGAGGCAAAGAAGTTCCGCCCCGGCAGTTCAGTGCCAATCAGGAGCCGGAGGGAGGCAGTGCGTTCCTCACCCTTCCAGCAATAGTTGACAACAACATCCAGGTACTGCTTATCACCCACCTTCAGTAGTGTCTTCGTTACCGGCGGTTTCTTCGGATTGGGTTGCGTAGTCTCATAGAGGACATCGGTCAGATCGGTCAATCGCGCCTGAGACGGAAGGCTCTTGTTCACATACGCTCTTAGCCATCCTTCCAAAGGCTCCAGTTGGTTCATAGCGCGATATATCAACAAGGGTGGATCTGATACACGCACCAACGCAGACTGAGTTCCAAAAATCACATTAGGAGATTCAGAGGGTCTTGAGATATAGCGGTGACCAAACTCCGTGAGTTCACGATGCGCCAGTCGTCCAAACAAAGCATCCAGTCGACCAATGACGTAATGGTTTACTCCGCGCTCCCCCGTCTTCTTCAAGAAGTCCACAACCGTGTTGAGATATGCGGGTGCCGACTTCAGCATCGCAATAGCGTAGAAGGCTTTACTCTTAGCGACCCCCGCGTCTGAATCATCCGCTGTGCCAAAATGATTCCCCGTAAAAAAGAGCTGATGCTCCCCTATATGGACACTTGACTCGGGATCCAGATACCACAGCGGATCGGTCAAGAACGGATGCCGATCTGGGCTATGGTTCCAGTACCCCTTGGGTGAATAGTAACGAACAATCCCGTCGGGATGACCGTTTTGTGTCCCGAAGATTCCGGAGGTCGCTAGGAAGTCCGCGTACCAATTCCCCATGGAGTCCGAGTGCCCCTTGACCCACTCAAAACGAAAGCTCACTCCATTATTAATCAGCGTGCTGTAGAGCATGAGGGTTTCTCGCCACCACTGGTGATTCGGAACCATTGATCCGTCACCGCGACGCCACCCCGCCTTTGCCCAGCGCGCTGCGCCGCCGTCAATACCACCCAGTGCATATTCGCTATCCAGTCGGAAGAATACTCGCTTGATCCCCAAATGCTGGACAAGACGCAACGCGTGGTAAAGTGCAGCAGCTTCGGCTTCATTGTTAGTGGATGGAGCCATCAACCCACCTCTGGCTTCCAAATACTGAAGCACAGTGACCGGTGGAGAGTCGCTACTCTTCGTGAGTTCTGATCCCTCACCCGTTGGCAACAAGCCCATGGCCGTAGGAACGAACCCCTTCCCCCCATGGCCCTGTTTAGGAGCATCGGTGTGATAGAGATAACCGAAGATCCCCCACCCTCCGTTTCCACGAGGCGTTGGTCGACAGCCGCCGTCTGTGTAGAAGACCAACCCGAGCGGAGAATCATCCAACTTCAGTACGGCTCGCTGAGTGGATATATCCGTTTCCCACTGCGTAATATCGGGTAGCGTCAAACTCCCGCGTTGCTCTTGTGTAGCCATGTGTACGTACTCAATGCTTAGTCCATAGCTAATGAGACTCTGTGTTTTTTAATGACACAGGGTTTGCTGATGCTGCCGTAAATTATCCAAGGTCTTCTGAGCCTGCTTCCCATAATCGCGGAGCTCTTTGATCTTAGCGACCAATACGTCTTCGGTTTTCTCACGATCTTTAGCGATCACGTCCGTGATCACAGGGACGTCAGGAACAGGTTCCAGCGTAGGAATACTCAGTGCCTGACACGATGTGGATGTTGGCGCAAAGGCGGGCTGTCCTGGAATAGTAATCATAACGCAAGCCACCAATGTCATGGTGACTGCGGTGCTCATCAGAAGTTTCATCAGTACATATCTCATCACGAGTTCCTATCACGAATAGCGTTCAGTTTGTCAGCAATACCTGATGTAGGCGGCTTCTTACCGGATCGACGGGGCTTTGCTTGATGAGTCGATGTCGGTGAAGTTGCCACCTTGGGGGTATTACACCGGATAGCTATTGCCGTCGCCAGCGTATTGCGACATTGTTCGTATTCTGCCATAATGGCGGCACTTCGACTTAAGTCAGCCTCCATGACCTTTTGCTCATTGGTGTAACCAGCGATGCGGTTTTGCGCATCAAAGTTTATTTCCAACAAAAGCATACTCAACACGAATAGAACCGTGTTCGTTATACAAAGGAATGCTGAAAACTTATGGCGGCGCAGAAACCCCATTAGGGTGCTTCTGTTTAAGAAGATTTCCTTGAAGAACGACCATAGCTTCGGAGGGATGGGGTTAGGAGGGGGTGTTGCTGGCGGTGTAGTCATGACGTGCTCGTATCTGGTTGAAAAATGGTCATACTATTTCTGCAAGATCTTATGACCTTTTCCAAACACCGTAGTGAGGATGTAATGAACATTTTTAAGGCGTTTGCTTCCATCCCCGCAGAAGTCAATAACCTGCCGGGACAAGTGGCTACGTTTGGGGAACTCAGCCCCCTCTCGAAGACCTTTACTCGGCTTCCGACGCTGTATTCAGCCCCCACCAATCCCGGATTTGAACTGGTGGGATTCCACGCTAAATCTGATGCCGGTATCGCCTTTACCCCGACAGGTACTCTGACGCAACATCAGTTGGATGTCGTGAGCTGGATTCTGAACGCGCACAACACCGGTTCTATTCCTGCCAACAGCAGCAAAGCCGCATTTATTCTGGCAATTGAAACCCAATTTCCCACGATCACCAACGTGGAAATTAACGAGATCCTGAACGGGACTCCGATCACTTCTCGTTTCCCGGACTTTGTCAAGTGGCGGTTTTCGGACAGTGGAACCGAATACGAAACCACGATATGGTTTGCCGACTCGCGTTTCCAATCCCAATATGATCAGTACGAGATTCTGCTGATTCCACCCATCACTCCCATTGACAACCTCAACGCCAGTACCTCTGTCGTAACCGATCTCATCCAGGCGGTTGAACCCTCAGATATTCTGGCACAAGCAACTACACTGGCGGGTATCTATCCGTACACGGGTTTGGTGACACACAACGTTGTCTGGAACAATCCGGTTGCGCCACACAACACGTTGAACACAACGTGGTATGTGCTGGGCTATGGCCCTCTGGCTTTCGACGTTGATAACATCAAGAACGCCATTCGGGAATACATCACGACTCACACGGCTTTGCCGCCGGGTACGTGGAATGTCATCTACGCCGGCTTGTACGCCGAGAACGAGTTTGTACTGATTCCCTTGTGGGGAGATATGGCAATTCCGGTTGATGGATTGGACGTTGCTATTTACGACGCCATCGTACGCACTGGGAATCTGAGCACCATTGCGACGGACTATCTCCCGTCCTCCTATGCAGATTCTGTAACGCTGAGCAGCTATCTCGCTGCCAATCTGGAAATCATCGCGTCCTACTGGCGTTCCATCATGATGGTCGGTGTCGGAAACCCCAACAATGTTGACGCCAATACCCGGCTGAGTATGCTGTATCCAGACTATGCGTCCATCCAACCCAGCTCAGCAGACTGGATGCGAATGAGTGCGGGCACGCGTGATTTCGTATCGCAGTTGGTAGCGGGGTTGGAAGTGGCGTTGACGATGACCAGTACGTCGGGTATCCCGGTGGGGTTTGGTCGAGCTACGCGGGATGGGAAGGTCTATACCACCTTTACCTACAGCGGGTACACGTACTTCATCCTCACCGCTGCTAGCTACAGCTAAGGGGTACACCGATGGCTAAGCTAACTCCCCCCATACGTGCGCGTGGCGCGTTCCAGCTCAAAACCCCGTGGTCTGTTAACCCCAATATGGTCTACACCTGTGTGGCCATACGGGGGTTTGAAGATATCTACGAAACCGGGTTAGACGTTTACAAGACGTTCTACGAACCCATGGGGGTTACGAATGGTGCTGTCATTGATTCTTCAGTCTTTGACTTTGAAGTAGAAAGCGCCAAGAAGCCTAACATCATCACACTGCTGGGAGCTGACGGATCTACAGTACATGTCCCGGACACATTCATTGCAGCGTATCCGGAAACTGCTGTGCCGCGATTCGTACGAATCGTGATTGCGGCTGAGCTCCCACCCTTGCTGGAAACTGCTAACCTCACAGCCGTCAAGGATGGTGTCCGTGATTACATTGCCCAACATTACGGCGCGTTACCCACCATGATGGAATGGCGTGCGCCGGTGGATATCGATCCTGTGAGTGTTGGTGCTACTACGCTCCAACAAGCAGCGGATAACTTAGAGACGATCCGTTTAGCTGCTATTACGGAACTGGATACGGATCGTGCGAAGTTGATCAAAGCTCAGAACGACAACGCGTTGTTACAAGCTCAAGTCACGGCGCTCACCACTATCCTGCAACAAAATGGATGGTTGCCGTAAGAGCAAAAAAAAAAGACATAGTTCGGAGGGAGCGTTGCTCCCTCCGAGTATGCCGTTAGATGACGGGTAGCCATGGAAGTGAGACAGTATCCATCCCCATCTTCTTCGCAGCGTAGTTTACCGTGGTGTCCTGAATCCCAAGGATCTCCGTGATGACGTCAAAGTGTCCTTCAACGTGTTCTTGGAGCTGTGCCAACAGGATCATCAGTCCGTAAACCTTGGCATCGTGATTGCTCATACTCGGTAGCATGCCGGCATACAGAAACACCATGTCGCACAGATAACCCGGGAGGGTGCGAATCCCCACCGACTGTTGGTAATCCGTGGCTGGTTCGTGCGAGAGTTTGTAGACAGGTCGTTTCTGTCCGTAATAGTGCGCCCCGGCATCCTTATCTTGGGGCATGACAGCGTACGTAGGAGCCGGTATAATCTCCAGATTAACATCGGTTGGAAAACTATATATTGTCATGATAACCTCGTTTAGGACAAAAAAGAAAGGGAGGAAAATCCCCCCTTTCTCCCTCCCACACTCTCACCTGTGGGAGGGAAAGACGTTAGACCGGCGCGTCGCCGATCAGGTCGGCGGCAGGAGCACCGCCGACCTTCCAGATCGAATAACCAATGCCGGCGGCGGCGCCGACACCTACGCCAAGGGCGAAGGAATACTTACCTTTGTTGCGGGACACGTGTCCCTTGGCCTTGCCGAAGATGGATTTCTTAGCCGGTACCTTTGCCGCCACTTCGTCGACGCTCTTCAGGATATCGGTGACTTCAGTCACCGATGGAGCGCCATTGACGAAGTGGCGAATGGTTTCAGAACCGGCGTCTTGAGTTTGAGTTTGAGTAGTCATGATGTGTCCTCCTACGGACGTTGGTTATGCAGATTATTCTGCTTGGTCCCTTAAGTGATATATATCTGAAAAAAATTAGGATCATGTTTTTTCACAGTGGGAGGTCTCCCTCCCACGGATCGTGTCACTGCCAGCGGAAATACTTGCACGGCTGTAGCACAAACGCAATATCATCCTCGTTCTCGTATCCTAAGAACCAGTCTCGGGCACCGCAGAGGTTCATTTTCAGATGTTGCCAGTAGGTACAGCGATAATGACACGTGCGTTCATACACCCAACTCGGCATCAGGCCGAAGTAGAGGAAGTTGAAGATTGCGCGGATACGAATCGGAAGGGATGCTTTCATGGGGTTTCTCCTAGTAAGTTCCCTTCCGTAATACGTATCTGAAATCCGGCATCACAGAAAAGTGTGATTCTGAACACGCGCATGATGACGCAGCAACGCGAAGTATTCCGTCAACGCAAAGAGATCGATCGTAATAACAAACCTTACATCCAACTGCTGAAGGACAAAGAAGTAGTTACTGTTGTCAAACGATGTTTCGCCCGCGCGCAGTATCTCACCCGATTCGACATATCCATAGCCAAGCTGAATCAGGGATTTCCACAGAAGCATCCCAAGCAGCGATAGTCCAGCGACGCCATCGTTCGCCACATCGCCCCCGTTAAACCTAGAATACCATTGACGATAGTCCTGAGCCAGATTATCGAACGCGCTTTGGCTTTGCATGACGTTATAGTCGTACGGATATTCGAAGATCTGTTCCAACGTCATAAAGGGAACCCCGGGGACAGGGGTTGGGAAAAGCGCTCCTTCGTGACAGATAAATGTCGTGGTGACTTTTCCATTATCACTACGGATATTACCGTCCAAGATACACATTCCTTCGGCAGAAAACGTTTCTTCGGCGTTCTCAATAAATGTCGTAATGACATCGAGAGAGGGTGTAACGTGGTAGAGTTCTTGGTGCTTGTTCAGCCGCTCCTTAAACCGCTGCATTGGCTTCACGGTTGCGGTGTTGAAAGATTCTACATTGGTGTTCGTCATACAGCCTCCAAAAAGAAATAAGATGGCATAGGGTTCGAGGAGGGAGTGCCCCCTCCTCGAACTCCCATCAGTGCAGCATTTCCACATTCACTTCCGCTGGAGGCGGTGGGAGCTCCTCAGCATCGTCGTCAGCTTCGCACATCTGAATCAGAACCGCCATAGCGGCCAACTCACGATAATCCACCAGGATATCCAGTTGCAAATCCCAGCGCTGGAGCGTCACCATGAAGTAGTTTTTGTTCTCTTCATGAGGACCCATGGTGCTGATTTGCCATTCAGCAATCACGGTTCTGGCTTCACTCATGGCAGCAATCGGACCCAAGATAAATTGAGGCAAGTCCATCAGGTCCGGTCCATCCGGCTGGTTAATGTCGGTCAACCACGCCGTGAACGACTCAACCAAGGCGTCCACACCCAAAGAGCGATCCGCCATATTTTCCGGACTGCGATATGTCTGCACCGCGCTGATCACACTGCGCAACCGCAGCTCGTCATCACCTTCAGTCGACATCATGCGCCACACGGTAATGCTGGCATTGGTGGGGTTAACCGCGGACTGCGCCACAGCGTAGGCCATCAGTGGAGCAATGCTGCTCAGCCCCACGCTTTGCGCGAAGATGGAGAGCAGATCACTGAGCCACTGATATACCGGTCGCATGAAGTACACTGCTGCTGTATTAACCGCGACGCGTTCACGTCGGGTCTGAAGAGAAACACCAGCATCTTCGTTGATGAAAGGGATAATCTGGCGATTGCCGACGGTTTTGGTTTCAACAGGTGCGTTCATTGTTCAACTTCCTGAGTGGGTTGGGTATTCAGACGAGCATCGTGCTCATCCATGGCCAGACGGATTTCATCAGCCAAGGCGTCCGACGTGATCGCTTCGGAGGGTTCTTGCGAAGCCTTGGCGCGGGCGTCTTTACGACGTTGACGCACCCGCTCCCGATAGCGGTCAAACTTTTCCTTCTTCGCGGGGGACAGCTTTTTCTTCGGTTTGGGGACTGATTCAGATTCCGCCGGAGCTTCGTCTTCCTTAATTTCCGGCGGAAGAATACTCTCCTTCAGCTTGGCAGCTTCGTGCAAGAGGTACTGACTGGGGCGCAGCATGTCGCGGATCACGTTCAGCAAGGTTTCCACGCGTTCTTGGGAATAAGAACCCGGTGGCAAATGGCGTGAACACCAGCGATCCAGATCGTCACGACCGGTAAAACCGTACCGCGGTGAGAGCGTTACCCGACGGCTACACTCGTCCACATGCTTACGCAACAGATAAATGACGTGACGGATCGCACGGGTCTTGTGCCGTTCCTTGGAAACCATGAACAACAGTGCCTGGTCTTCCGTCATTCCATCGCTGAGCAGCACCTTGTACTGCCCCTGATTCCAGAGCTTGCGCGTCCAGGGAGTATTCGGCATCAGGAAGATAGACCCCACAGCACCGGGTTCCGCGCGGCCAGCATAAATGGCCATCCACCCACCCGGGAGCTCCGGGATAACCATGTCTGACCGCCAGAGTACATCCGTAATCAACCGGAAACCTCCTGACTGACCACGTTCATCCAGTTCGTCCGGAGTGTACTTTGCCAACAGATCCAAGGCTGTCGGCCAGACAATGCCCGTTGCCTTAATCGACCGCATTTGGTCATGCATTGATCCACGCATATCAGTTTCCTCTTGTTAGTATTGGGTTTTCACCACGTTGTGCCATGCTGCACTTACTATAGTGCTACTGTGTAAACTTCTACACAGACACAGTCCCTTAAGTGATATGTAATTTCGTCTTTTTCGGTTGCGTAATGATATAGACCCTTACGCACAGGAAACCCCATCATGCCCCCTATGCTACGCCAGCGAGTGCGTGTGTCACTCGAAAATGAAAAAGATATTGGTCAGGAAGTTCTGGAGCTGGAATATACGTTCTACGGTAAGATCCGAGACTTTACTGAACTGAGCAAAGCTTTTCGTAAAGAAGAGCACGAGCAATGGATCCTTCCGATTGGTGATGAAAATGCTCCTGTCAGAGCGCGCTTGCGAGCGGTTGATGGGAACGATTTCCTCTTGACCACCAAGACCAAACGCGATGGTCAACCCGGTGTCTTGGAAATCACGGAAGTGATTCATCACGCTATGTTTAAGCAATTGACCAAGGTCGCTATTGATGGGTACAAGAAGACCCGGTACGTTTTCCGTGTCCCCAATTCGGGACTCCTGTGGGAAATCGATGTCTTCCAAAACCAACAAGGCAGCCCCCATGTCTGGGTGAAGATCGATCTGGAGGTCAAGTCAGCCGAGGATAAGATCCCGCCACTGCCCGTCCAGTTTGATGATTTGATTTTGGTAAATGGTCCGCGTTGGGATAAAGCCCAAGAGGACTTTGTCGATAACCTGTGGGATAAGGAATGGGCTAAAATTGCTGCCTGAGGAGTGACATTGTGGGATTCTTTCGCCGCGCTATCGGAATGATCACTGTAGAAGAAGTGGGTGGGGTCATTACGGTGTATAACGTCCCCACCCGTACCATTCATAAGGACATCAAAACCATCTGGGCGACCAGCCGCATTGGAAGCTATCTCTTTATTGACTTTACCGATTCCTCGTTCCGCATTCCGAGCTTCTTTGCGTTGGAGTTCGAGAAAATCGTTGAGACAATTCTGGCTTCTAATGCCCGAGATTCTTCACCCAGAGCCCTGCGTCGGATTCTGGAAGAGCTCCGGGAAAGTACCTGGCTGGCGCGCATCAATCAACCCCATGTTCCTCCGTTGGATCTGACGCATCTCAATGAGATCAAGTTTGACTTGCTGCCGCATCAGATGGACTTTCTGAAGCGATACATGTACATCAAACCCCGTTACAACCTACGGGGCGCGCTGCTGATGGTACCGCCTGGAGGTGGTAAGACGATTTCAGATATCTCCATTGCCGTGTGCGCCAAAGCGGAGATTGTCTACATCGTCTGCCCGAAGAATGCTGTTAATGAAGTCTGGCGAAAGACACTGCTCAATGACATGTCGGTCCCTCAGACTGTCTGGGTGGCTGCTGATGGGAAACCCCTGGATCCCGAAGCTCGGTGGCATATCTTCCACTACGAGACCCTGAATCAAGCCGTAGCGCTGACACAACGCGCTCATGGAAAACGAGCCGTGGTCATTCTGGATGAGTCCCACAACTTCAACGACATCAAGTCGCTACGTACCGATCTCTTTTTGACTCTGTGTCAGAAAGCAGAACCTACGGACATCGTCTGGGCGTCGGGGACTCCGGTGAAAGCCATGGGTCACGAAGCGGTTCCTCTGCTGCGCTCAATTGACCCGCTCTTTACGCCTGATGTAGAGATGCGATTCAAGAAGATTTTTGGTGCTGACTCTAGTCGTGCCTTGGACATCCTGAACCATCGCTTGGGGATTGTTTCCTTTAAAGTCCCTAAGTCGAACTTCATGTCCGAGAAACCGATCATTAATGATGTCACGGTTACGATCCCCAATGCGGTGCGGTATACACTGCCGTACATCAAAGAGGTCATGATCAAGTACATCAAAGAGCGTATGGATTTCTACACCAAGAATCGTCCGCAGTATGAAGCGATGTACTACAACTGTCTGCGTGACTACGAGCGCACGATCCGGTCCTCGGATGAGCGTGAGAAATACCGCGTCTATACGGACAACGTCAAGACCTTTATCAAGTACGGATTTGACGCGCGTACCATGGGACCTCAGGCACTGTACTGTAACCGCTTTGAAAAGGAACACATCCTCCCGGTGTTGTCGCAATCTCAGCGTAAACCTTTCATTGACGCGAAGTCTGTCGTGAAGTACGTGGAGCTCAAAGTACGCGGCGAGTGCTTGGGGCGTATTCTGTCCAAAGAGCGCGAGCAGTGCCATATCGAAATGGTAGCTAGCGTGGACTTTGAACAGTACATTGACACGGCAGAAAAGAAGACGTTGGTCTTTACCAGCTATGTGGGGGTGGTTGACACAGCACATGCGCGTCTGCAAGGTCTTGGGTACACGCCGCTGCGTGTCTATGGCGATACAAACAGTGAGCTCCAGAGCATTGTCAAGCAGTTCAAAGAGAATGAGGATATCAATCCCCTCATCGCGACGTATCAATCTCTCTCCACGGCTGTTCCTTTGATCATGGCGAATAACCTGATCATGTTGAACTCCCCGTTCCGTTACCACGAGCAAGAGCAGGCTATCTCTCGCTGTTTACGTTTGGGTCAGGACAAAACAGTAACGGTCTACCGCGTGTTCTTGAATACGGGTAAGGTCCCTAATCTGTCTACTCGATCTGAAGACATCAACGAGTGGAGTCGACAGCAGGTGGACGCTATTATTGGGATTGACAGCAGCACTGATATGGGTTTCGGTATGGAAAGTATCGAAGACAGTCTTTACTGTGTTGATCCGCCCCATGTGGAACCTGTTACAGGTCAAGCATCTGACTACCGTAAGCCAGCATCCGCTAGCTGGTAACTTAACCCCCTGAGGAAAGTATCATGAGCAACAAACTGTATTACAAGCTTGGCTTGGAAGAGTTGACTGATCCTGTCGAAGACACACCGGTTGACGAAGTCGGTACCGTTGAGGCTGCTGCTGAAAAGCAAACCGATATCCAGACCGACCTGGGAGATATCGAGAAACTGCAAGATGACAACGAAACTCTTCAGCAAGCTGCCGTCGCGCTTGAAAATGCTTTGAAGAATGGTCATCCCGCAGAATCACTGACATTCATCCGTCAAACCATTCATCGCATTGACAACCGCTGGGGTATGCACCACCGCATCGCGTCCATGGAAAGTGCGTCGAGCGATGCCGAACTGATTGCTTCGATGGAAAGCGCTGTTGTGGACGGTATCAAGAAGACCGGCAAGGCTATCTGGGAAATGCTCAAGCGCGTTTGGGCGAAGCTAAAGGAATGGGTCGGGCTACTGATCGAGAAAATCGGTAATGGCGGCAAGAAGTTGGGCGCCAAGCTCAAGCGTTCCAAGGAACTGGTTGAGATTGTTCCCAAGGAAAAAACTCACGAAGTTGATTACGCTCTGCTTGAACAAGCTATTGGTGAAAGCACAGTTGCACGCACACTTGAAATGTTCAATGTGGATGACGCTGGTGGGTGTGGGGGTGTAGCTGTACTGGAGCATATTACAGCGAACATTGATTCGGTAATC